AATATACATACCGTCGGCAAGACCAGTATTTCTATCTACGTTTACTGAAGTAGCACCTGTGGTGATATCAGCAACCTCAATGTAACCAGAAGTACCTGCACCAATCAAACCACGGTTAGATGCAGTGACCCCAGAGGTTGACCCTGTAATTGTCTCACCATCTACAGGTGTACCAGTTAGAGAATCAGCAGCGAAACTAAGTTGAATGATCTCAGAGACCTTAGTGTAATATGTAACAGCAGTCGTAGGTTTGAATACATCAAGTATAGTACCAGTGGCACCATTAGTTGTCGTAAAGTTTGTGCCAGGCACCGCTTGGGTGTCTGTAAAACCTGGATTAAGATCTAGATAATAACTTGATACTGGATTACCTATAGCAAATTTATATGCACTAGAATTCAATCCATCAAGATGTAATACTTGATCGTAATCTCTCAACGCCAATCTATATGTGCTACCAGATCCATTCTGGTTGCATACATTAACTACCGTCGATGCTGTGTCCGTAATATTCGCTTTATAGAGCGACGTGTCTGTTGTTGCTGCAGGTGATACTGCAGCTAGTCTTCCTGCTGTCATTTCTTAATTACCATCCTGACTGGAAATGTGATTGTAGTCTTAGTTGTCCTCCCAAGACAGGTGCCGAAATCGGACCACCAAAACTAATACCCACCTCAGCGATGTTATTCGTTGAAAGTAAAGTCGCATCCGCATTAGGGAATTGAATCGATACTGCTTCAGTGATATTAGAGACGTCAATAGTAACAAGACCGTTTAAATCGTTAGGGTTGTTAATCTTAGCGGATTCAAATGTCTTATTAACCAACGTTTGAGTCTTCAATTCTGTTACTAAAACTGAAGAGTCACTTGTATTTAGGGGAGCAGAAGGGTCGTTATTAGGGAAACTATAGGAATAGTTTTGATTATCCTCAATATTAGATAAATCAAACGTTACTTTCCTATTAATACCGACGCTTGCAGTTGTATCTGCAAAGATTGCACCTTGATATACTTTATTACTTAGTGTTTGGGTAGAGTCTGTACCTACAAGTGTAGCATTAAGGTTATCAAATGTAATAGTACGGTCTGCGGTTAGACCAGAAGAATCAAAAATGACCTTTGCTGTAGGATTTTGAGGATCTCCAGAGGGTGTATTCGAGAACGTGGGGTTAATCATGTTCTTGTTGAATATATTCTGCTCTGTGATGTCATCAATCAGAGTAGATTGTGTCTCTGTAGCACCAAAATCAGGTAACTTATAGAAGTGAGTACCTACTGACTGCCATGAGTCACACTCAAACTTTGCAATTTTATCAGTTGATGTTGATCCAGTAATAGACAATTCGCTATCTTTAATGATAACCGACTTGTTTGTCAATGTCTGGAAGGTGTCATTAGCAACCATCGTTGTAGATGTGTTTGCACCTACATCAGGTAAGTCAAATCTCTTTGTACCTGATTGCGTAGAGATTGTATCAGCATTGAAGAATGCTCTCTTCGCAGGGTTTTGGTCACCTGTTAAGTAAAACTCAACGTCTTTAAACTGAGTAAGACCTTGTACAGTAAAATAACCACTACCTTGAGGAGTGATTTGTACGTTACTGTTTGCACTAGCAGTATCTATAGCAGTGATGTTGACCGTTGAAGATCCATCAGTGTTTGCTACTCTAGTGTTATAGATTGTCGCAGACCCAAAAGTTATACCAATCTCATTTGCTTGTGCTTGGTAGAGTCCTGTGTCCCTGTCCAAATCGAAACATAGACCTGGCGTGGCTGCAGTTCCTGCACTCACACCTCTATGCAACTGGTTTACTTTGGCTTTGCGGTTTGGTTGCAATGGGTCAGAGATAACTACAGGGAGAATCGACTCGCCAGTAACCTCTGCATCCGTTATTGCACTTAATTGTGATATTCGCTTTGTTGCCACAGCAAAACCGCTCGCTATTTAGTTACAACTTTATTTATACAATAAACACTATGCGTCTGGGACTTCCTCGAAATTTTCGACAAACCCAGTCAAATCCCACATAAGTGGGTGCATTTCCTCTTCGCACAGATAACAAGAGTATCTATACATTTCATCCATATCATACTCATTAGATGTATCTGCATCTAATTGTATCTCTGGATCTGACTGCATGAACTCTGGTATTTCGTCAAATGTATATGGTATTCCACCAATCTTATAACACTTGACTATTTGTCTACCCCCTGAGTTTTCGGGTAACTCGAGGTAACAGTAGTTTTCTGTTAACTTGACATTTCCATTCATTAGAAATCTTGAGTCATTTCTCTCATAGATTCCGCTACATATGTGCCCACAGCAGCAGGATCGGGGACAAATTCTTCAGCGTCTGGAATATTCACATCATCTGGTAGTTGAGTGTATCCCATTACTGGAGTAAGCAAAACTGCTTTTTCATCTTTTGTAATAACCTTGATCGTATGACCCTTTTCACAAAGTTTCAAAGCAAAATCAAAGTTACCTTCAATCTCTTCTTGAGTAAGAGTGATAATGTTACTCATGGTGTGTATGTAATAATGTCTTTTGGGACTACCGCTTGAAATTGTGCAATGGTTTCTTGGAAACCTTCACTACCCTCGTCATCCCATTTGTATTTAACAATTTCTTCGTAGCCTGCTTCGTCTAATATAGTAATTTTACGTTGACTCATCTTTACGAAGATGTGAGCAACAGCATCAGAATCCATAATATAGGGAGTTAGTCCCTATATCATACATCAGTTTAACAAAACTGGCAAGCCATATATTTGTGTAGGACCTGCAGAGCATCCTGCAGCGAAGAATCCAGTATTCACACCATATGATGCGATACCGTTGTTTACTTGGTTAATGATAGCACCACCCGCAGCATTTACAATCTCTGCAATACCACCTGAGGCAGTGTTAACAAAGGTAAAATGTGCTCCTGTTGTGCCACTTACTACGTCTGCCATACCACCAACCAGAGTGGTAGCATTAGCAATACGAATATGTAAAGGTGGTGTAGCAGGTGGGATACCTGGTTGATCTACACATGCATCAACAATAGATCCTTTAACCATCTGGAATATACCAGAGATCTTAGGCATGATATCAAGACTAAACATATTTACAAATGCCAGCTCACCTGAGCCCAAGAATTTACTGATCCAGTTTGCTTCCATAGTAATCTCACCATCAGCAACTAGATCAATAGCGTTACCTTCAATCTTAGTTACCTGTGCTGCGATATTAACTTTGTCGGCTGCTTGTAGTTTTATGTCAGCTCCTTGCATGGTTACAATACCACTATATGCAATGGTGTGGTCACCATGTTTCACTTCTACAGATGATTGCTCTTTATCACTACCAGACTTAGTAGGGACTGCTAACTGAGATCCACCTGGTCTACGTCCCCACTTATCTGATCCTGGCTCTTTTGGATATGAAGGATACACCTGTGATCCATATACAGGCATAGGTGGTTTATAGAAATTAGCATTATCTGTAGTAGATGATCCTATAGCACTCTCAGTCTGCACGCCATTACCAGGTTTAGATGATCCTGTTGTCTCAGTAGGATCTCCATTACTCTGACTCACATTCATAGCACCTATAACTTCTATATTATAGTTACCCATAACCTTGAGGAAGTAATCACCCTCTACAGTTAATGTTTTATTTCCTTTGACTGTCTCACAATCATCCTTGGCTATGATTCTTGTGTTGTTATGTGGGACGTTTGTGTGGACGTTACCAATTCTATCCTCAATGATAGACACACCACCAGGTCCTGATACAATACGTTTTTCTTTACCAGGCGTAGCATCTTCAACAATACTTGTGCCGTTTAAGAATGTCTGAGTTGTCTGTCGATACGGATCCAGTTGACTATAGAAATCATTAAAGAATCCTCTTCCAGTCTTGTCATCAGCATAATTGGCTGCAGTAGGGGATGCCCCACTTGCTATAAGTGCCTCACCAAATGAATCACATTTAGTAGTCCCCAGTAAAGGAAACCACCCTTTCGTCTTATTAACTTTCGTCGTTCGTCCGCAATCTTTTGCGAATAATGCTTTTAGAATACCTAAGATAACACCTAGTAGTGATCCCCAATCTAACTTAGAAAAGTCTGTAGTGAGGAT